AGATCCCCTTACCTTGGCCTTCCTAGTGTTACTGACCACGGTCTTACCTCGGGCCCCGGCAGCTTTCTTCTTCTTGGCCGTCGCAGCTCGTTGTGATTTCGTTAATGAATTCGCTTTGGATCTTGGCAGGCAGCGGTCGGGATTCTTTTGAGCCTTTGACTTACCGCACTTGCCCTTGATCTTGCCGTCGGTGCCGACCCTGACCCAATCCTGCTTGAACCACTTGGTGAGGCTCATGCTTTCTTGTACCCGCCGCCACGCTGCTTATAGGTCTTAACTAACCAGGCATTCGAATAAGCAGAGGGGTAGGTCTTGAACTTCGCCTTCGCCTCTGACTTCACTCGGCTATACAATTTCTTATTGGTCGGCACGTTCTTACTCTTGCTCATAGCGTGACGTCCCTCCCTTGTTCCTTCTCGAGCTGCAGCTCTGCGAGATCCATCGCGGCGTCGTGCTCTTGCTTTTCGTCCACCAGACCGTACTTGACCCGTGAGTCCTGCTCCTTCAGAGCCAGGGTGGCCTGATCGATCTGGAAGTCGTTATTAACCTTCATCTGCTGGATCTGTAACGCCTGCTGCTGGATCTGCATCTGCATCTGCGCGACCTGGGCCTGTTGCTGCTGCATCACCTGCTGCTGCTGCGCGTTCATCTGCTGCATCTGCTGGTACTCAGGATCCTCCGGGGACATCAGGTAGGCGCTTGTCTGAGCGATACCCATTCTCGACGCGGTCTCAGACAGTAGGGCGTGACGCTGTTTTTCACCGTACAGCGGATCGCCCTGGACCATGCTATGCAACGCGACCATCGCCTGTGCCTGGTCACGTGACTCTTCTGGGGTCAGTGCCACACGGACGGTCATGTCTGATCGCTCACCGAGCTGCCTCGGTATAACTTGCATGAACTTACCACCGATACGGATCGTCTGCGGCTTGTCCTCGAACTGGAGCGCGAGACGGTACACCTCGTTCATTAACGGGCGGAGACACATCTCAGCCATGTGCCGCGCAATGGTCATCACCTTGCGGTTACCCATCGTCCCCAGGGCCTCGATCAACCTGCCCGAGTTGTTACCGTTCAGTGCCTGGGGGTCGAGTCCGTTGTTGATCCGAGAGACTCCAGAGCGGCTCTCTTTCTCTCTAGCAAATAGTTCGTCTGTCTGGAACGCCGCCGGACTGAGCGACGGCGTCGGCATCGGCACGACTGCCGTGGGGTCCGCTGCATTGATTACGCCTCCGATGTTGTTATCGACCAGCTCCCTGGGGTTCTTCACCATCGACAGGTTGGCGACCACGCGGCTGGTGTTTGCCATCGCCTGGTTGTCGATGATCAGACGTTGCAGCGTGGACCGCGACTTCTGTATGTCGTACAGCTGATCGGCCAACGACAGACCGTACACCTGATGCGGGAGCGGGAAGGGCGTGAACGTGTAGTAAGGATGCTTGTCAATCATCTTCGTCGACAGAATCTTGTCGTCACAGTAGGCGATCTGGTACAGGTTCTCCTCGCCGGTGCCCTCGATATCACAGCGGAGGTAGCACTCGAAGAATCGATAATAGTTCTGGTCGTTGTTAATCGTTGTCTGACGCTCCCGGCTCGTCTCCTCGTAGTCCTCATACCCCGACGACTCAGGGTTCAGACTCTGAAGCGTCTCATGCTCAAACCCCAGCTGCATCAGCTCGGCATGTGTCAGGTAGCTCACGTCGGCGGTGAACCTTGACTCCGTAATGTTCTCAGCGTCAGGGTCGATGAAGAAACGCTCCGGTGGAACGATCTCGACACGCACCTGACTCGTATCCTTGATCTGGGCCAGGTCGGCTGAGACCGTACCGTCAGGGTTCTGCATCACCTCACCGGCCAGTTCGATGTTCGGTTGCGCCAGCATCATGTCGAGCGCCTCTAACGGCACGCCCTGTACTGACTCGATAGCCTCGTCCTGTCCCGGCTCCCAGTACACCTTGACGATACCCATCTTGGCGACCAGACCGTCGTGTAACAGATCATGAAGCAGCCGGTACCCGTCATTCTGCTTGTAGAACACGTGGTTCACGTACCGCGTCGCCTGGTCAGCCATCGGCACGTCGTCCTCGTCACGGGGCTCGAACCGGACCACAGACTCAGACGCATTGAAGGTCTGCAGCAATACTGACTTGACCGACTCGACCGCGTCGAATACGTCCCGAGAAATGTGCTGAGAGCGGTTCGGCTTCTCGTTCCCGAACGATCGACCAAAGTAAGCGTCGTAGCCACGCACACGCTCACTCGAGATCTCAGAGTCGACATGCGTCTCGGCGGCGTCAATATAACGCTCAACCTTTTGACGCAGCTCGTCTTCGCTCAGCGGTTTCATCTGTTCCATTTATTTACAGGTCCATCGTCGGATATAACTCATCAGGCAGGTCACTGGTCTCGCCAGGCCTCGCCCCAAAACGCTCGATACTCAACACGCAGTAGCGTGACGCGTCGATCACGTCGTCGAACTGCTTCACAATCTTGCCGTTCTTACGGTGGTAGCGCCGGAACTCAGAGAACCAGTGACCACAGGTGCCGAACACCTTGAGCCGACCGGTGCGCATCCGCTCCAGCATGATCATCAGTCCCGGTTCGACAAACCGTGTGCCGTCAGGGTTGGTAAACGGTCCAATCAGCTCCAGGTTGTGTGATCGGTACATATCGGCCAGTGTCTTGCCCGATCCCTTCTCAGTCTGGTCACCGTCGGCGGGATAGACCACCGGCAGCTCGCTCCTGGCACGGATAGCCGCCGCGTGTATCGCTGGCACCTCGCCAGAGACCGCGTACTCGTCTGTGATATAGATCGTGTCGGACTCGGCGTCGAATGCTGCCCAGACGCAGGCGGTCGGGTGATCGATACCGAAGTCCATCGCGGCCAGCCTGGTCCAGTGGTCAGGTATCTCAAACGGTGGGACACGGATCGCGTCCTCTGCAATCGGAAACACCATGCCCTCGCCGAGCACCGGGACACCCTTACTGCGCATCTCGCGCTGGTAGTCTGGCATTGCCTCGAGCAGTTGGGCCTTGGTGTCGGTGTCAAGGTGCGGCGCGTCGTCCCAGGTCACGTTGCCGATCCATTGCCCCGGCTTGATGTCCTCCATGAACTGAGTCACCAGCTCTGTCATGCCATTCTCTGGCGTGAAGGTCAGCAGCACGTGGCCGCCCTTGTTCCTGTTACCGGTCGCGGTCCGGGTCAGCAGCTGCGGGTAGATCGTGATGTCCTGTGGCTCCTCATCGATCCACGCGAAGTCTACGGTCGATCCCATCAGGACGTGCTGGCCCTGGCTGTATGACTTGAACGAGACGACAGCCTGCCCTTTTGGGTGTGTAATTCTGACGTCCTTCGCCAGCCTGGGGACACCGAAGGTGGGCGTCACGCCCTGGACCAGACGCTGCGGGATCATCGCCCCGGTCATCTCACCGGCCAACAGATCGCCCAGCAGCTCCTTCTGGATCACGTCACGCATCTGCTCACCGGTCACGCCCAGGCACCAGATCTTCGGCGCGTGATCGAACCGGACGCCTTCCCACCAATCGGGATAGATACCCGTCGCGTGGCAGGCAACCTCGAACGCTGCCGAGTAGGTCTTGCCGACCCTGTTAGCCGCCATCAGCAGCCGCTGCTTGTTTGCTGCCCCAGCCCTGTACATGCGTTCCTGCCAGGGGTAGGGCGAATAGAAGGCTGATGGATTGTCAGCCTTGAGCTGTCGGTATTGGTTGATCAGCTCCATGATACGCTTCGCCTTAACGGTCTTGCGTTTAGTCACAGCGTCGATGGGTCGACACCGAAATCTGCTAGCTGCTTAAGTAGCTCCTCCGCGTCAAGCTCGACCGTGGTGTGATTCTCGACATTGGTCTGTATAGCGTCTACCCACTGAGCCTTGTTCTTCATGGTGAACACCCAACAGGTCGGGTTGAGGGTCTCGATCTCACCCATAATCTGTTTCCGGGGCAGGCTAGCCCAGTAGGCTATCGAGTGCGTGTTAGCCAGCTCCATCGCCTCGTTAAACGCCTCGTGCTTAGTCCGCCAGTTGTGCAGCGTCTTCCTGGTGACGCCCAGGTCGGACGCCATCTCCTCGTGGTGGTAGCCCAAAAGACCAAGCTCGACGACCCGCTCACAACAGGCCTTCGTGTACTTGCTCATTTTGCAGTCCTCAACGGGTTGTTGCAGATATAAAAAACCCCGCACGGGGCGGGGCTTACTTAGCGGATTTGAATACGGAATAAATCCGTTAGCTGGCGTTACTCACGCCAACATACCTCCTTATAACAGGTTTTTGTGTAGACACAATAGTGGTCCAAATATGCATCAGCTCACCCTCAGCTTGGGGTGCGTCACCACCAGGATCTTGTCCAGGGTTGACACCCGTGGGTCTTGCTTACCGTCCATCAGACGGAACAGCGTCGACTTGTTCGTCTTGCAACGCTCCGCGATCTGATGCCACGGCTCACCGTTCTTGTTCAATACCTGCAGACGCTCAAGCGCCTGCTCCGTCAGTTGCTGTATGATCATCAATCCTCCAGCTCGTATGGATCACCCACAAGCACCCGCATCTCACACCAATCGAAATGAGGCCTATGCTCCTCAATAAATTCCTCACAATGGCCGACAATCTGATCAATCATCTGCTGATCGGATGCATCACAGGAAAAAAAACAGTTCCCGCTTCGTCGGATTTCGAACTCTAAGATGCATCGATCCAAGTCGTCTGAATTGCCAGCGGTTTGTTCGACCAATATGTCTACAAATTTCATGTCGTTACTCTCTCTTTAACGTCTTCGTAGTTGTGATTCGACCCAATCTCGGCATTGATCCAAGAGACCTCCTCGCAGTGACATTTGCCTATGGTTTCGTATATCGAAAAGTTCTCGAAAGTGACCTCCGCCATGTTTCGGTCTGGGTCTATGGTGATATGCCATTCTGGGATAAATCCGTCGTTGTAATCCCGCTGAATCATTCTAGTTGTCGGAAGGCTGTCATCTTCCTTGTGGTAGGTGCGGATGATGTAGCCGTCATTCATGGTGTGTTCGATATAAAACATCTCGTTTTCTCCATTCTGCTCCGTTAGTTGTTGTTTATCGGTTGGGTTAGCAGCCCCTCCCGACACAGATATAGTCTCATGATAGTCGCATACATGCAACTGTTTTACGGAGTTTATTTGTTTATTTGACGCTTGAGCTCCCGCGCCTGAATCCGCTCACCGATCCAACGCATCACAGGCACCGCCATTGAGTTACCCATCGCCTTGTAGCGGTGCGAGTCAGGTGTCGGCTTGCCCTTCCAACCGATGTCAGTGTGACCATCAGGGAACCCCTGCAGCCGTTCTGCCTCCGTAGGTGTGAGTCGACGGACGCCGAGCTGTGGTGAGGTGATCGCGAGATGATCTCCGCTATTTTTCCCATACCCGCCACATGCTCGCAGCGTCGGCGTAATATTTTCGGACGCATCCGCGCCGTTGTCCTTGTGGCTGAATGCAATCAGCGCATCACACTCAACACGCTGATTACCTGTACGTGAGTAGGGCGGTCCACTGGATGTGATTGCCGGTGCGATCTTGTTGGCGTAAATCACCAGGTCAGTTGCATCTTTGTAGTCACGGGCCTTGGTTGTGCTAAATGTACCGTCTATTTCGTAGTCCCCGAATCCACGCATTCTTGCAACGCTTGTCGCAGTGCCGGTGGGATCGTCTTGTTTCTGCGTTCGGCTCTTTTGAGAATCCCTGCTGACGCAACCGG